CTTTCGTGCTCCACCGAGTCATTACGATAACGATAATACCGCCCGGCTGAAGACGCTGACGAGGACCAGAGGTGTACCATTCATACACCGAATCCATGGCGGTTGGGCTCAAGGCATCCTGTTCCGACACCGGATCATCAATGATCAGCAAATCCGCACCGCGACCTGTGATCGCGCCGCCGACCCCCGCGTAAAAAGATTCCCCACCCTCATTTGTAGTCCATCTACCCGCAGATTTGTTGTCAGCTTGAAGTTTTAGATCGGGGAAAACCGTTTGATACTCGTCTGAATCAATGATATTTCGCACCCTACGGCCGAATCTTACTGCAAGCTCAGCGGTGTGAGTTGTCTGAATTATCTTGAGATTGCCTCTTAATCCCATCATCCAAGCAGGGAAAAATGTAGAAGCAAATTCTGACTTGGTGTGCCTTGGGGGCAGGCACACAATTAATCTTTTGAGCTTGCCCTGCGCGATTCGATTGAATTTTTCCCCAATTATTCTGTGGTGACGGCCCTCAACAAAATCGGGCCACTGGCTTTTGATAAATTTAATAAAGTCTTTTTGGCAAACCTCTTGTTTTTCTATTCTCTTGTATCTATCGAGAAGCGCAAGAGCCTCTTGTTGCTCTTGCTCGGATAGTATTTCAAAATCTTTCAGCGCTAAGCTAGACATCTCGCCACTCTAAGCCTTTCCAAAGCGCGCCCTCGGCCTTGCGGCGGCGTTTTAGCCCCTCAAGAACTTCTCCACCAGCGCGATTCCAGCGCGCCATTTCTGCGGGCACATCATCATAATGGCCTTCATTGAGCTTGCGGAGGAGGGTGCTTTCCTTGAGATTGGTGGGACCGAGATTAAACGTCCAAGACACCAAGGCATCAAATTGATCTTGGTTTAAACTGACCGTGACAAGCCGGTCAACGTGCTCTTCGAATTCGCAAAGATCCTCTTTCAAAAGGGCCTCGGCCTCTTCTTCGGTGATTTTGTCGCCTTCTTTGACGCAGAAAGTATGGCCATAGCCAATAGTCCATACGTCAGCACTACATTGATAGGCTTTTGTCTCACAGCCCTCAAAATGCTTGATGAGATCAATACCTTCCTGTGAGGTGTGCATTATTCTTTCTTGCCAGACCCCAGAAAAAGCCCGAAAGCGCCGGTAAGGGCCCCCGTCATTACGCTGACCAAGGCCGCTTGTTCTGGATTGGGGTCAGGCAAATCCATGAACCATTCGACCACTCGATAAGTCATCACGATCATTACGAACATGACAAACCGAGGCAACACTCTCCACCGATCAAGAACTTCTGGCGTGATCATTTTTCTCTGGAAATCCCCTTAGTCTTTTCGAAGGTGCGTAACCCGCCAAGACCGAGCATTCCGAGAAGCACCGTCAGTAGACTGTCCATATCAAATTCGGGAAGCGGCGGAGCTTCTACCCCCGTGTAAGCAATTACAAAGGTAGCCAATGGCTGTAGCACGAAATGCCACATTAATGCGATTGAACAGCACCAGCCGGTTGCCGGACGCCAGCCAGCTACAAAGATCGATTTGTGCGTTGCTTCGGCCTTATTGATCTCAATTTGGCCCTTCGCCAATTCGTGAGCATGACGCTCCGACATGGTGGCAATCTCGTGGGCTAAGCGGTTACGCTCGTCTGCATCGGGGATGAACTTATCAAGAAGTCCAGTAACCGGAGCTATCAAGGCTTCGAGCATCAGTCATCATCCTCAGAGATGAAACGCCCCTTCGCATCCCGCTTCCGCTTTTTCTCAAAAAGATCTTGCACCGTATCTGTCTCCCAAATTCTTATGAGAGTCCAAACAATTGTAAAAAGCGCGGCCAAGGGGGGCAAGATTGCGGAGATTGTGCCGACAGCGGTTGCTACGGAGACAGTATCAACAACTTGCTTCATATCTTCCCCCATCAGTCATCACCCCTGTCACAGGCGCGAAGGTAAATTTGATCATCCCAAGTATATCCATTCGAATAAAGATACGGTCCGTACTCCTCGCACCATTTCGTTGAGCCCGGCTCTTCGTCATCGTATGGTTGCGCCTCATAATCAATCTTTTCGTTTGGTTTTCGGTGTATAAAGAACTCATTACCGTTTGTATAGCCAGTTTTTGTGTAAAGAGTGCTGGCCGTTTCCACATAAACTCGTTCGTTCGGCTTGACGGTATAGACAGAACCGTCTTCGTAATAAATCACCGTTTGCCCAACGGCGGTTAGAGAAAAGATTGTAAAAAACAATGCAAAAGTATGCTTCATGTGGCGCTCCCTTGTTAAGCCTTGCCGACCTACCACAATACTATCAGTGTAATCTTATATAATCCAAGCAATCGCCCCGCAAATCAAGCCCATTAAAATCACCGCAAGGAGCCCTGTAGAAATCGCCGCAGTTGTCAAAAAAGCCTCTATTCTGTCGCTACTCATTACCCACCCTTATTTGTGACTGCTCTTACAATGACGTTGATGAGGCCCCCAGCAACCCCCAAGAGCACAATAATCCAAAAAGACTTGATTAAATTGTCTTTGGTTTCCTGCTGGGCGTAAACTTCACGTTGCCTTTGAGCTTGAACTTCCTTCATGCAAGCTCGGTATTCTTCCAAGCCTTCATTTCCATAGGCATATCGCAAAAGCTGGATTATTTCTTTTCGTTGATTTTGAATGCGTTTCCTGTGAGCAAAAAGCTCAGCCGCTTCAGCCTCTACAGATCCAGAAAACACCAGCTTTTTGAAGGGATTTGCCTTTTTTTTATGACGCTCACTTGCGTAGACTACATCTGACGCATGGCCTTGCCAGCGAGCCACGACTTGGAAGGTATCTTCAATGCTTTTGCCTGCTTCGATAAACGCCCTCACGCCAGCGTAGGCTTGACTAGCGGCCGCCACGGCGGAGATTGGATCGATCATCAGACACCCTATGTATTACATACGGATCACATCTCCCTGTCTGAAAATCCAAATAAAAAGTCCACGTCTTCTCGGGGTTTCCCTCAATCTCCCTGTAGACGCACATCTTGTAAGTTTTAAGGCGAGTCCTGCTCCCTATGGCCCAAGTGTGAACGTAAGTATCCAGAACCAAATACAAAAAAATTGTTTTCAAGCATTATTAAGGCTTGGTAGGCCATGTGATGGTATGCGGAAAGCCCGCCTGTTGTGGCGTGTCTCGCAAAGCCTGCCTGTAGGTTGACATTGCTGATGACATGGTTACATCAGACAGCGCAAAAAAATCGGTTTCCGCCAGTAATGTATCTCGACGGCCTCTGACTTCCTCCGACTTGAGTTGATCGCAGTCAGCCTTTTGTTCGTCATTCATGTCTTGCTCAGACCATGCGCCCACCCAATTCCCGTCTGAATCTTGGCTGGGGGTTGCCTCCGTTACTAACTTGTAGGCGCTAGATGGGGATGGTTTTGGTGTAAACAACACGGGATCAATCCCAAGTCCGTCACAGACGTTTTCTCCCCAAACAGAAGGGAGCGACGTATTCGGATGCAATTTTTTTACTTCTTGCTTGCTGACAACATCGCCGCTTGCTCGAATTCGATAACGTATCATTTAACTTGTCTCCTCGGCATTTGTTGCCTCCCGTGGCGTAGTATTTATTGCCGCTCTCGCGGGTGCGTTGCTCGTACCCACCGACCCCAAAACGCTTAGGCTGGAAGTGTTGCTTGCACTAACCGCCGTGAACTTACTATTTGCTCCAGCCCCTTGCCCGCAAGAAACGTAAGCAACCTTTGCCCCGGGGTCATACGCCACGCCTCTAGCCCCAATGAGATTCGTGTTGTCTTTTAAAGTGTCAAGTAAAGAAATACTGCTTGGGTTGCTAATGTCAAAACACATTAGCCCGTATTGGTTATATTGGGCAATGGTCACAAATGCAATTCCTGCTTCTAGATCTATCGCAATATCGTAATTGTCTCCAGACGAAGTTCCTGCGGCCGTATCTAAAATAGCCATACTGCTTGTGTTGGCTATGTTTACTGATACGATACCGCCATTCGCCGCGACAAAAGCAATATTGTTGCTTTCATCTAATTTGATTGCCCCCGCATTACTTAAACTGGCGCTGCTTAAAGTGCTGACGTGTGCGGGATTTCCCGTTGTGACTCTCCAGCAATACATTGCGGTATGGTCTACCGAAAAGCAATGATCTATGCCTCTATGATTCGCAATTCCCATAGATGATCTGTACGCCGTAGATAGCTCATCTCCGGTTTCACTCGGGCTGGTAGGATCGCTTACATCATAAGCAATGATCCCGCCGGGGTTTGAAAATACCGATCCATAAGCAACGTCGCGAGTCGGGTCAATGTCGAGATATTTGAGGCCGTCTTGCTGTGCGAGCGCCCCTGTAATGGAAGGCGAGCTTGGGTTTGAGACGTCTATCACCGCGATACTGTCGTCCTCACAGCAAATAAACGCACGACCGTTAGTGATGTCGAGTTTAGCCCCAAAAGGCTTCGTCATAGCCGCTGAACTGGCTAGTGTCGCAAGTATCGACATATTGGTCGGGTCTGATATGTCT